AACAACGTATTCGACGTTTATCCTTGGCTTCAGTCTTATCTCGGGGCTTATTGTTTGGGCGGCAGTGGCACGTATTCTCTCCGCGTTGTGAGGGGTTGAGATGGCAGGCGCACTCGACACGCTTTTTAAAAACATTGCCAAACAGGTTGTTGCTGACCTGGGCAAGTCGTTTGATCACACGATCACGTACACCCGCAAGGCATCTCCGACGTACAACACCAGCACTGGAGCGCTGACAACGACTGATACGACTTACTCAATCCAAGTGCCAGTTGAGTTTGTTGATGCTGAAGAGGAAGAAGGCCGCGAAGAGCGTAAAGCTCGCGTTTATGTCACGCCTGATCAGATTGGGGACAACCAACCGACGTTTGAAGACACGGTAACGCTGAAGTATGCGGGATCAAACCGCGTTGCTCAGATCACTGATATTCGGACAATGAAAGGCGGTCAGGAGTATCTGTATCAGCTGCTGGTGAGGTTCTGATGGCTAAACGGGTTTCTGATCAGATCAAAGATGCAACCGAAGCTTATCTTCAGCAAAGTTACAATAGGTTGATTGCTACGATCATGCGTCGTTTGGCAACGAAAAAACGGAGTCCGGTTTATACCGGATTTTTTGCGTCTAGCTGGAAAGCTGACACGTCTCCAGTTGAGGAAAGAGACAAAGTTGAAAACTTTTCCCCATGGTCAGAAATTAGAAAACGTAAGCGTCAGGATCCCACCAGCAAGGAGTACAAGATTGATCCGAGGTTTTACCCGCCGGACAAGGCTTACAACTACAAACGTCGCGTTTATATCGGCAACACTGTTGAGTATTCGATTTATGCGTTAGAAGATGGCAAGGTTCAGCAGTTTGTGCAGGGACCAGAGATGAAAAAGCTGGTTGAAGATGCGTTTAAAGAACGCACGCCCAAGATTTCCGTCGGCAGCAGGCAAGGCATTGGAACGTTTGGCACGCAAGCTGGCAAGATTTACACTGGCTATAGCGAGCTGTAGTTATGACCTTAGTCAACGCCAGAGCAGCTTTTGAAAAAGCCGTAACCGATGCTGTGGCAGCAGCGGATGACACAGTGCTGATGAAGTACGACAACGTTGCGTTTACGACGCCAGGCAAGACGAAGAAATACATCTTGATGACGGTCAGCTTTGGGCAGTCCACGCTCCAGAACCAAGGCGCAGCACAGGATTACTATTCAGGCACAATCCAGTGCAATGTTTATGTGCCGAAATCAGCTGGCACGGCAGTGCTTTCAGCAATTAGCGAGTCTGTGATTGACGGCTTGACCTCAGTTAATGCACCTGGCTACACCGACACGTTTAGCAGCTCCCCTCGTGTGCTTGACATTGTTGGACCAACACCACTGGATATTGAAGATCGCTCACACTTTGTTGGCGTAATTTCTTGCGGGTTTACTGCAACCGCATAGTATAGTATTGAATAAACGCAGATCTTCGATGCGAGCCGCAGAGCTTCTTCGCAACAAGTTTGGTGTAAGCCAGCTGTATAAGCATCAGGTTGAGCAAGACGGGGAGGTAGTGCTGGAGATCTACTGGCATCCGTTGACGATTGCCGAGCGTGAGTCGATTCAAAAAAATGCTGACTCTGATGAGGCCAGCGATTTTGCGCTTGGCATGATGATTCGCAAGGCGTTGGATGCCGATGGCAAGCGTCTTTTCCAAGATGGCGAAAAGGCTGTGCTGAAGAATTCCGTTGAGGCTGCAGTGCTCCAGGACATTCAGCTGGCAATGCTGTCTTCTGGAACGGAGAACAAGGTGGAGGAAGCGAAGGCAGACCTCAAAAGCTAATGGCGATTGGTTCTTCCTTTATGCGTTAGCAAAGGAGCTGGGCATGACGGTTGCGCAGCTCTCGCAGACGTTGACACAGGAGGAGTTGATCGGTTGGGCTGCGTTCTTTGAGTTAAAGAACGAGCAGGAAGAGAAAGCAATTCAAAATGCCAAAACTGGCAGCAGAGCGCAAACAATGTCTAGGCGGTAGGATTGAGTGAGGTCGCCGTCTAGCCGTGGCTAATTTTGGAATCAACCTAGACCTACGGCTTAACGGTCAAAGCGCTGTTGATAGAGCAATTCGTGGCGCAAAGGCGCTCGAAGATATTGTTAGGCGCATAAATGATAAGCCTTTAAACCTTGCCAACATTGGCGGCGCGGCACGATTGCAGGGACTTGGGGACGCAAGAAAAAAAGTAATTCAACTAGCAAAGGATTTAAATAAAGGCACAAAAAGTGTAGGTAAAACAGAAGTAGCAATACGCGACACAATTAGTGCGTTCTCTGAGCTAGCTGCAAATACTGAAAAAGGCACAGGCGTTTTTAATGAGTTTACCGCAGTTGTACAAAAAGCCGAAAAAGAACTAAACGACATTGCGCGTGCAACAGAAAATGCACGACGTGCTCAAAAGGGTTTGATGAGTCTTGAAGATCGCGAGGCTCAGCTTGAAAGAAGAGCAAATTTATTGAGAAATTTGCGTACCAAGAAAAAACTAAAAGAAGAAGAGGCTAGAGCTCGCAGAAAAAATTCAAATGAAATAGATAGGGAAAACAGAAAGCTAGAAAAACAGAGAAAGCTAGATAAAGGCAAAAGAGGTAAAGCTATCGGTGATTTGGCCGCAAGCGTTGGTTTTCCTTTGTTGTTTGGAGGTGGCATTGGATCAGTGGCTGGCGGAGCCATCGGATCTCTTGCTGGCAGTGCAACTGGAGTAGGTTTTGGTGTTCAAATTCTTGGAAGTGCTCTTGGCGGATCATTGGAGGGAGCTGCTCGAGCAGCCAACGAATTTGCAACAACACTTACTTCAGCAAGAACTGCCGTAGATCAACTAATTGATGCTGTAGGTGTTAGGCGTACTGATGCAGCAACAAGTGCTCGATTTGCTCAAACTTTGGGCATTGGAGCGGTTGGTAGAACCGGTTTGCAAAACGAGCTTGCAGGCATTGTGGGTGATAAAGGAGTTAAAAGCCTTGAGGCTTTAGCTGACTCGTCTGCTGAAGCGGCCAATTCGGTGTCACAGTTTGGAGCAAAAGTTACAGCTACCTTTGCTCCAGTGCTTACTACGATCAATAAAACCATTTCAGCCGTCCTGGGCGGTAGTCCTGCTGCTCAACGGCTAGAGCAAAAAGAAAAAGATTTGGCTGGTTTAAAAAAAGCAGGCTCTCAAGGGTTTGCAGTTGCAAGGCTTGAAGCTGAAATTGCACAGTTAAGAAGAGATTCAAGCGATGAGCTGGAAAGACAGGCTGTTTTATTAGACGCAATCGATCAAGTAAAAACTGGTATGGTTAATTTAGAAAAAGAAACACTAAATGTAGAGCAATCAAGGTTAATAGCTCGTAGAGATGATTTTGCTTTGGCGCAAGGAAATCTTGCTGTAAGCAAGCTTCAACAAGAATTGCTTCTTGTGCAGCTTGAATTAGATGGAGACATTAGCGACGAGAAAGAAGAGCAGTTGAAGTTGCAGCAACAAATTTTAGGAGTGCAGATCAGAACTGCGCAAGCCGCCAAGGAAAATGCACGAATCCAGGCAGAGCGAGCTATTGCTCGAGACATTTCTTCCAACGAGCAAGCAATTCTTCAGTCGTTCCAAGCCATTGGATCGGTTCAACGAGCTTCGCTAAAAATAACTGAGTTAGAGGGAGAAGCTTTTGAGCGTAACCAGACGATTTTAAAAGGAGAGTCAACTCTGCGCATTGAAGGTCTTAAGTTGCAACGCGAGCAAGCGCTTGTTGGTAAAACCGAGCAAGAAGTGCGAGATCGTATTAACGAAAAATTTGATCTTGCGATCAGGCTTGAAAAGCAAAGAACTAATTTGCAGTTGGAACAAAATCGTCAGGCAAACGTTCTGCGTCAAAACCGAGAACAAGAAATTAGAGACAATCGCGAGTTGTTAAAGCTGGAAACGGAGCGCAACGCAAAGCTGCAAATTCGCAGCATGGACTTTGGCAGGAAGTTTGAGTTATCTGGAGCGGGGCAAGGCTTCTTTGGCGAAAGCGAGAACTTCCAAGAAGAGACTTTTGCTCAATCTGCTGCCCAGCTTGAGGCGTATAACGAGCAAATTGGTAAACTTCAGCAACGTATTGAACAGCTAAACAAAGAAGGAGTTGATCCAGATATAATTCTGGGTCAACAATTTAAACTGGATGATCTTATTTCTGTAAGAGACACTTTTGAAAAAATTCAACCCGCGATTGACGCTGCTGCAGTAGCGCAGGCACGGTTTACTGACGCTATGGCGGTGACTGTTCCCGTAACAGACGCCTTATTTAACGGTCTAGTGGCAGTTGTCGAAGGCACGAAGACTGCAGAGCAGGCGTTTGCAGACTTTCTCCGCAGTATTGGATCAATGTTGATTGACGCTGCGAAGCAAATGATCGCAACGTATATCGCAATCGGCATTGCTCGTGCGTTTGCTGGGATGGGCAGTGACGGAGGTAGTCACCGTCTTGAGGGTGTTCCAGCATCTTCAGCTGTTAAGGCTGGATATCCTGGAAACTTGAATTACGCCGAAGGCGGATTTGTTTCTGGTCCTACTCGCGCTCTTGTCGGTGAAGGCGGAGAACCTGAGTACATCATTCCTGAAAGCAAAATGCGCGAAAGCATGGCGCGGTACTCGCGTGGCGCTCGCGGTTCTGCCGTCATCCCGGACTCAGGGGCTTCTGGAAGCTC